TAAAGATGATCTGCGGATTGCGTTTGATAACCTCACATCAACACGCAATCTTTTTTTATACAACCACTTTGGTAGTCTTGAGCCTGATGTATTACTAGAACAGATAAGATATTTAGCTACTGTTGATGGAGTAAAGGTAGTCATATTAGATCACATAAGCATAGTCTTGTCTGGCCTTGAACTAGATAATGAACGCAAAGCAATAGATATAATAATGACCAAGCTAAGAAGTTTGAGTGAAGCAACTGGCATAGCTATCGTATTGGTCAGCCATCTACGCAGACCACAAGGACAATCACATGAGTCGGGCAGAGAAGTTGATACATCAGACTTGAGAGGTTCGCATAGTCTTCTTCAGCTATCAGATGTTGTACTATCTGCATCAAGAAACCAGACAGGAGATGCTAGTGAAAGACAAAGACTACAGCTAAAGGTACTGAAGTCTAGACATACTGGCATGACAGGTGAAGTAGATAAATTATTGTACGACCAGAAGACAGGTCGACTTGTAGTATATGAGGACTTTATTTAGCTATGACTTTACTTATTGATGCTGATTGGTTGGTCTACAATTCTTGCTGTGCCTGTGAACAAGACACAAGATGGAATGATTGGGAGCATACTCTTCACTCTGATGAAAGAGACATACTTAATCTGATAGAGAATAGACTAGATGTATATAGAAGTATTGCTGACAGCAAGCACGACATAGTTATGTGCTTTACTTCTTACCCTACATTTCGACATGAGATATTTCCTGAGTACAAGATCAACAGGATAGGCAAACGTAAACCACTTGCACTCAAGAGTGTTATCAAAGAAGTAAAAGAAAGATATGAAACTGTTGCCTATGAGAACTTAGAAGGAGATGACGTACTAGGTTTGCTTGCTACTAATGGCAGATACAAAGACCCGATAATAGTTTCAGTTGATAAAGATATGAGAACATTACCATGCAAACTTATAGCTGATGATTCGATAGAACATATTACCAATAAGAAAGCAACTAGACATTGGTTTGAGATGTCGCTAGCTGGTGATGCTGGTGATGGGATACTAGGTATTAAAGGTATGGGTATGGTTACTGCTTCAAAGACTTTAGCTAGTACACCTGATACAAAAGAAGCACTATGGTCTAAGGTACAGGAAACATATACTAAGAAAGGTTATACGATTGCTGATGCTATCTTGAATGCAAGACTTACAAGGATACTGCGAGAAGGAGATTATGATTACAATACAGGTGAAGTAAAACTTTGGAACCCATAAAGAAAACCCCAAGAGGAACCACACCCTTGAGGTTTTCTTAGCGTTGCAACAAGGTAACCACTCCTTGTTACTTTCACATTAACATATACTATAGAAATAGCCCTTTAACTTTTGTGTCTTTACCAGTAATTACTGACGAACTTATTGAAGCTTTAGATCAAGTGTTTCCTAATAGACATCCAGACCTATCGCTATCTGACAGAGAAGTATGGTATCGTGCAGGGCAGAGGTCTGTTGTTGACTATCTAATCGAACAACAACTAAGACAAAAAGAAACTATGTTAACTAACAGAGTCCTGGAGAACTAGCTATGTGTCTTGGTGGTGGTGTAGGTAGAATGTCTACACCTCAACGTGAATATCAAAACAGACCTGTTACTGTAACTGGTACACAGACAGGAATTGATGACCCTAAAGATACAGCTAAAGCAACAGAGACTTTAAGAATAAAGAGACAGAAAGAAGAAAGAACTTATGTAGACCCTAACCTTACAACTGCTGAGAAACTTACAAGAAGCAATGGAGGTGGTAATAAAACTGCACAACAAAAAGCTAACTTTGCTAAAAATAAAACAAAGGCAAAAAGCCTAGCAAAGGCTAGAATGAATAGAAAATCACGAATGTCTGGAAGTAGATCCAGAGGGAGACGTTAAGTATGTGTTTCGGTAGACCAAGCCCACCACCATTACCAAAACCAGAACCAGTTGATTCTGCTATAGAACAAACTGCTGATAAAGTTGTCATTGGTTCAAATAGAAGTGACCCAGAAATGAAAAGAAGAAAAAAATTATCTACAGCTACAGGTCGGAGAAGATTAGGTACTAGGTCTTTACAAATCCCTTTATTAACCAACTCAATAGCCTCTGGTAATTTAAACTATTCTTAAAATGGAATACTCCGCACAAGGAACAACCGCAGCAGGTAGATATGAAGCTCTTGTTAGTAGTCGGTCTGTCTACGATAGAGAAGCAAAAGAATCTTCTAAGCTAACTATACCTAGCCTTATACCAGAACAAACATCAGGTACTAGAGCTAAGATCAAGACACCTTTTCAAGCAACAGGTAGTCGTGGTGTAAACTCTTTATCAAATAAATTATTAATGACTTTGCTACCACCAAGCACAGCATTTTTTAAATTAGAAATAGATGATCTTGAAATAAGAAAGCAAGGACAAGAAGCACTGCAAAGTGAAATAGATAAAGGATTACAAACAATAGAAAATGCTTTGATGAATCAGATAGAAATATCTAACGATAGAGTTGCTATGTTTGAAGCACTCAAGCATCTTGTAGTATCAGGTAATGTCTTGTTATATCTAACAGATAAAGGACTTAAAGTGTATCCACTATCTAAGTTTGTCTGCAAACGTGATGAAGTTGGTAATGTTTTAGAAATATTAATTAAAGAAACAGTACACCCACAGGCTCTACCTCTTGAGTTCTTAGAACAGATTAAGAAGAAAGAGAACTATGATGCAGAAACAATGAAGGGTGATTTGGATATATATACATCTATTAAAAGAGTTAATGATGACTTCTTTTGGTTTCAAGAATGTAAAGGAGAAAAGATACCAAACACAGATGGCAGATCAAAAGTAGATGTCACTCCCTTTATTCCTCTTAGATTTATTCGGATAGATGGTGAAGATTATGGTAGAGGATATGTTGAAGAATATAGAGGAGACTTAATTAGTCTTGAGTCTTTAATGCAAGCAATCATAGAAGGTGCTGCTGCCAGTGCTAAAACAGTATTCCTGGTTAACCCAAATGGCATTACAAGAGCAGCTACTTTAGCTAAAGCACCTAATGGAGCTATTCGTGAAGGTGCTGCTTCAGATATTTCTGTTATGCAAGTAGGTAAAGCAGCCGACTTCTCTGTCGCAGAAAGAGTTATACAAAGAATTGAGATGAGACTTGAAGCTGCTTTTTTAATGGTTAGGTCAGTACAACGTGATGCAGAAAGAGTAACAGCAGCCGAAGTAAATCTTATGGCACAAGAACTAGAGAACAGTCTTGGTGGTATATATAGTATCTTGACTCAAGAGTTTCAATTACCGTATCTCAAGAGACGTATGCACTTGTTGGTAAGACAGGGCAAGGTTCCTAAACTACCTGATGAACTCGTTAAACCTAAAATAGTAACAGGACTTCAAGGTCTTGGTAGAGGTAATGATAGAAATAAACTGATTGAATTTATTGGAACTGTAGCTCAAGCATTAGGACCAGATGTGATGAGGCAGTACGTCAATGTAGATGAAGCAGTGAAAAGACTAGCTACCAGTATCGGTATAGATACTGCTAACCTAGTAAAAACACAAGAACAAATCCAAGAAGAACAACAGGCTGCTGCACAACAACAGTTAATTCAAAGTCTTGGACCTGCTGCTTTGGGATCTAAATTACTTGATCCTAAAGCAAATGCTGATGCTGGTTTAGCTGATGCAAAAACACAACAACTACAACAAGGAGGAACCCCTGATGCCAACCAAGAAATCTGATTCTAAAAGTGAACCAACAAAAGCTGTAGTAAGCAAGTTGGGTGTAAATGACGAACCTACTGCAACAGAGTCAAAGGTGGTCAAGACCAAAAATGGTAATACAATAACATTTAACTAACCAAAAAATTATGACTTCATCACAAGTACAGGTATCTGAAACACCACCAATGTCTCAACAAGATCTTGAAGGTCTTAAAGATGAAAATGGTTTGTATGCTGGTAAGTTTAAGACTGTAGAAGATTTAGCAAACAGCTACAAAGAACTAGAAGGTAAGCTTGGTTCTGTTACAGAAGAAGATCAAGTATCTGAATCAACAGAAGAAACTACAGGAGTACCAGAAGACTATAAAGACTTTTATCAAGAAGATGGAACTGTAGATTACAACTCTGTAAATGAAAACTATGGAGAAATCTTAGGAGAGATATTCAAAGAAAACAGCATTGACCCTTATAAAATTGCTGCTGAGTTTGATAAGAATGAAGGAGAAATACCAGAAGAAATGTATCAATCTTTATTAGATGCAGGTCTATCTAAAAATGCTGTTGATTCCTATTTAAAAGGGGTAGCAGTTGAAAGAGGATTTGTTGAAGGTGAAGAAGGTGCAGCAGAAGAACTAGCACAGGAAGAAGTAAAAGGTATTAGAGATTCTATAGGTGGAGATGAAGCTTATGGCAAGATGGTTAGTTGGGCTTTAGACAATCTATCCAAGCCAGAGATAGAAGCTTTCAATGAAGCAACAAATACAATGTCTGGACCACAACTAGGTATGATGGTACAAGGACTATATACTAGATACCAAAACGCTATGGGAGTTGAACCAAGCTTATACTCTGGCAAACCTGCTGCTGGTGGACCTACACCTTATAGATCTACAGCAGAAGTCGTAACTGCTATGTCTGATCCTCGTTATGGAAAAGATGTTACATATACCGAAGACGTACAAAGACGTTTAGGTGGTAGTGATGTATTTGGTTAATGGCTAAACTATGTGCCAGAGGTAAAGCAGCAGCAAAGCGTAAGTTTAAGGTCTATCCTTCTGCTTACGCTAATGCTTATGCTGTCAAAGTTTGTAAAGGACAAGTAGCTGTTGGTGGCAAGAAACGAGTTGCTAGTGGCTATACAAGAAAATCATTGAGGATTTAATTATGCCATTAAAAGGTAAGCAGTATAAACTAGATGTTGATGGTGATAAAAAAATCACTAGAAAAGATTTTATGATCTTGTCTAAAAATTCTAAAAAGAAAAAAAAGAATGGCAAAGCTAACACCTAAACAAATAGTTACTCTCAACAAACATTCAAAACATCATTCCAAGAAACATATGGATATGATGAGAAAGCTTATGCGTGAAGGTAAAACATTTAATGCTGCACATACAGCAGCACAAAAAGAAGTAGGCAAATGAGTTTACGCAGATGGTTTAAAGAAGAATGGGTAGATGTAAAAACAGGTAAGCCTTGTGGTCGGCAGAAAGGAGAGAAGCGTGGTGGCTACCCTGCTTGCAGACCTTCAAA